AATATGGTGATTGGAAGTCTACTGTTTTCCAGTATGTGGTACGGCCTGCGTTGGCTGACCGACAAGGTAAAGCTGTCATCATTGGAACACCTAAAGGACGCAATCAGTTTTGGGAAGTCTACGATAGAGCGTGTAGCTCAGATGATTGGCTTGCGCTAAAGATAACAGTAGATGAGTCCGGCATCTTGCCACAGAGTGAGATCGATTCACTAAAGGCTGAATTATCAGAGGATGCCTGGCGTCAAGAGATGGAGTGCGACTTTGATGCTGCATTGCCTGGTGCAATATGGGGCAGAGAGTTATATCAAGCTGAACAAGATGGTCGCATTACAGAGGTTGAGTATGATAGATTCGCAGATGTGTTTACTGCATGGGATTTAGGCTACTCAGACGATACAGCTATTTGGTACTACCAAGTTATCCACGGTGAGGTTCACTTCATTGATTACTACTCAGCTAGTGGTAAATCTATTGACCATTACGCTGCACACGTATTAAGCAAGCCTTACAAATACAAGACACACTTCTTACCACATGATGCTAGAGCTAAGACATTGGCTTCTGGTGGCAAGTCTGTGATTGAGATGCTGGCTGAACACTTAACGCTAAGCAAGATGGCGATTACTCCTAGCCTGTCTATGCAAGATGGTATTCAAGCTACACGTCAGATGATGCCTAGAGCATGGTTTGATAAGACACGCTGTGCAGATGGCGTAGAAGCTCTTAAACAGTATCAGCGTGAGTGGGATGAGGATAAGAAAATGTTTAGGGATAGACCTAGACACGATTGGACTTCACATGCTGCGGATGCTATGCGTTACGCTTCTATTAACTGGCGTGAAGAAGTTAAGCCTGAGATAGAGGAAATACCAATTAGAGGCATATCAGTAGGACAGACAGATGTCACGCTAGACGAGATGTGGGCATCAACACCAACAAAACAACCTAAAAGGATTTAATTATGTCAGGCATTGCACAATACGTAGGCGGGTACAAACAGATTAGCGCAACAGGTAACGTATCACCTATTGGCTGTAAACTATTGGGTGTATTTGTATCAGCATCTACAACAGGCACAGTAACCATCTATGATTCAGCGACAACTACAACAACAGCTAAAGTAATTGACACGGTTACATTGGTTGCTGGTGGTTGGTATCCAATGCCTATTGCTGTGGCTTCAGGTCTATACGTTGTTGTATCAGGCACATTGAGTGCAACAGTAGTTTACGCTTAAGGATAACTCATGGCTAAAGTAGCAGAGGTGACATCAGAGGTACAAACGTACCTTGACATGTTTAGCCAATACGAAAAAGAGTTTGCTAAATGGGAAGGGCGTGTAGAGAAGATTCTTAAACGCTATCGTGATGATAGAACGACTACGACTGCACAATCTCATTACAACATTTTGTGGGCTAACGTATCAACTTTGAAGGCTGCTACCTTTAGCCGTATGCCTAAACCTGACGTATCACGTAGACATAAAGACAATGACCCTGTAGCTCGTGTAGCTTCAATGCTATTGGAACGTGCGTTAGACTTTGAGATTACTAATACAGAAGACTTTCATCATGCGTTGTCATCTTGCGTATCAGACCGATTCTTAGGTGGCCGTGGTACATCATGGATTCGTTATGAGCCTGTGATTGAATCAGACCAATTCCAAGTATCTGAAACAGAGGAAGATACAGAATCTGTTGGTGAATACCTAGACATCGAGCAAGCTCCTGTTGATTACGTTCATTGGCGTGACTTTGGTCATTGCTATGCTCGCACATGGCCTGAGGTTAATTGTGTGTGGCGTAGAGTCTACTTGAATCGTGATGCGCTTAAAGAACGCTTCCCTGAAGACAAGTTTGACATGCTATGGAAACAAATCCCATTAGATGCGTCACCAGATGAGCCACGTCAAAAGATGACAGAAGGCACGACTAAGCAAGCTCTTATCTATGAAGTATGGGATAGAGAAGAAAAGTGCGTATACTGGATTAGCAAGTCAATGGGCAAGATTCTTGACAAGCGTGAAGACCCATTAGGTTTAGAGGAGTTCTTTCCGTGTCCTGAACCTATTTACTCTACGCTGACTAACGAAAGCTTAGTACCTGTACCTGACTTTACATTGTATCAAGACCAGGCTAATGAGCTAGACGTATTGTCTGACCGTATTAAGGGCTTGGTAGATGCGCTTAAAGTACGTGGCTTCTATGATGCTGCTAACCCTGACTTAAATCGTCTATTCACAGAGGGCGATAACAACACGCTTATCCCTGTTAAGAACTATGCAGCCTTTGCTGAAAAAGGCGGGCTTGGTGGTGCGGTAACATTTGTAGACTTAAACCCTATTGCATCAGCATTAAACGTAGCTTATCAAGCGATGGGGCAAGTTAAACAGCAAATCTATGACATTACAGGCATCTCTGACATTATTCGTGGTGCATCTGTAGCTTCTGAAACAGCTACTGCACAGCAAATCAAGGGTCAATACGCTACTTTACGTCTAAAGACATACCAAGACGAAGTGGCCCGCTTTGCATCACAAATCCTACGCATTAAAGCGCAAATTATCTGTCAACAATTCCAACCTGAAACCATTATGAAAATTGGTGGTGCAGAGTTATTGAGCGATACAGACAAGCAATTAATCCCACAAGCGATGGAATTGCTCAAAAACAACCCTATGCGTACGTTCCGTGTAGAGATTGCTACTGGCTCTATGTTGTATGCTGACGAAGCCCAAGAGAAGCAAGATCGAGTAGAGTTTTTACAATCGACTGGTGCGTTCATTGAGAAGGCTATACAAGGCGCACAACAAGTGCCTGAGCTTACACCATTGCTTATGGATTTACTCAAGTTTGGGGTGCAAGGCTTCCGTGTAGGACGCACTCTTGAAGGTGAGTTTGATACTTTTGCAGATGCTGAGAAAGAAAAGCAAGCACAAAAGGCTGCACAACCACCAGCACAGCAACCACCAACGCCAGAGATGATTAAGGCGCAAGCTGAACAACAAAAGATGCAGATGGAAGCGCAAATCAAGCAAGCAGAAATGCAAGCTGAAGCACAACGTGAAGCACAACGCCTAGAGTTTGACAAATATAAGCTAGAGCTAGAAAACAATACTAAGGTGTTAATCGCTGAGATGGGTGCTAAGACTGACTTACACCTCAAGTCTATTGATGTAAACGCTGCTAAAGAGCAAGAAACACTTACAGAGATGACACCTGACGGCTATGAACAACCTACAAGCGCATTGTCTGAGCTAATTGCATCTATCAACAATAATATGGCGATGATGGTGCAAACACAGCAACAACATAACCAAGACTTAGTGTTACAACAACAAGCTTCTCACGATAACTTGGTCGGTCAATTGACTAAACCTAAGCAAGTAATGCGTGGCCCAGATGGCAAGATTATAGGTGTGCAATGAGTTCCGAAGCGTTAAAGGGATTAGTACATTCCATTAATGAAAACATGCGAGCCATGATGGAAACTCAGCATCAAGGCCATAAAGACTTAATGGAGCATCAAGCAATCGCCCACATGAATTTAATTGAACGTCTTACACAGCCTAAACAAGTGGTTCGTGATGAGAACGGCAAGATAATTGGAGTTAAATAGATGGCATTAATCTTAAAAGATAGGGTATTAGAAAGCTCTACGTCTACAGGCACAGGTTCGTTCACGCTAACAGGCGCACAGACAGGCTATCAATCATTTACTGCTATTGGTAACGGCAATACGACTTATTACACCATTCAAGGCAAGAACGCTGACGGCACATTGACAGGTGAGTGGGAAGTAGGCCTAGGTACATGGTCTACAGGTGGAACGCTATCACGTGATACTGTGCTATCTAATAGCTTAGGAACAACTGCTAAAATTTTATTCTCTGCTGGTGCTAAAGACGTATTCTGTGATTTGCCTGCTCAATATGCTAGTGGCTCTATGGTTTACCCTGGTGCTGGCATTCCTAATTCTACAGGTAGCGCATGGGGAACATCTTATGGTGTTACAGGGTCAAGTAGTGTTGTATTAAGCGCATCACCTACATTGAGTGGAAATCTTGGGCTTGGAACAACGCCTATTGCATGGACTAGTTCATACAATTCACTTCAAGTTGGCTATGGAGGCGCTATTAGCAACTCAACAACATTAAGTGAAATGTCAATTTCATCTAATTTAAAATATCAAACAGCATATAAATATGTAAATAATGGATTGGCAACAAGATATTATCAAACTGCTGGGCAACATTATTGGGCAGTAGATAGCGGGACTGGAGTTGCTAATACTGCCGCATTAATGACTGATATAATGGTATTAGATACTGCTGGCAATTTAACTATTAATGGAACATTAACAGGACAAAATGCAAGTGTTCAAACTTTATATTCCCCAACAGGCAACTTACAAGTAAATTCTGGCGGTGCAGGCAACACTAATATTGGTTCTGCTGGCGCAGGGTTTTCTACATACCTTGATGATGATTTTGTAAAAGTATCGTCACTTACAGCATCACAAGCAGTATTCACAGACGCAAGTAAAAATCTTGTAAGCAAAGCAACAACAGGTACGGGTAGTGTTGTGTTAAGCAGTTCATCTGCGCCATCAGGTGCTATTGTAGGTATATCAGATACACAAACGCTAACTAACAAGCGTATTACTTCCAGGTCATCAACAACTACATCTAGTGCAACACCAACAATCAATACAAATAACACAGATATATTTGGTTTAACTGCTCAAGCAGTTGACATTACATCGTTCACAACAAACTTAAGCGGCACTCCTACAGATGGTCAGAAGTTATGGATTTATATTGTAGGCACAGCGGCAAGGGCAATCACATGGGGTGCTTCTTTTGAAAGCTCTACTGCAACACTTCCAACAACAACAGTAACAACCAATCGTCTTGATGTCGGCTTCGTATGGAACGTGGCTACATCAAAATGGCGATGCGTAGCGGTAGCATAGTATGACTATCTGCGCTGTTATTGATATTGAAACAAATGAATTGGTAAATACTATTGTGGCTGAACCAACCATTGAAGCACCATTAGGATGCAAACTTGTAGAAATTCCAGAAAACTATTATTGGGATGGTCAGCAAGTATCACCTATGCCAATTGGAGTAGATGATGGCAGTTAAGGTTGTCTTTTATACATCTAGCGCAACAATCACTATTCCTAGTGACTTTGGTTCACTTGTAAGCGTAGAAGCAATTGGTGGTGGCGGTGGTAGTAGGCGGGGTTCTGGTGCTGGCGGCTCTGGTGGCGGTGCTTATGCTAAATCCACATCTATTACAGGATTAACAGCTAATGGCAAGGCTTATGTAACTATTGGTGCTGGTGGTACTGCTAGTGTAACTCCAACAAATGGTGGCGATACTTGGTTTAATACTTCAAACACAGCACAAACATTAGCATCTACAGGTGCATTAGCCAAAGGTGGCATTGCTGCATCATCAGCAACATGTGGTCTTGGTGGAGCTTCTGCTTCATGTGTTGGCAATACAGTTTTCTCAGGCGGTGCTGGTGGTAATGGATTAGCTGGTATTGCACGAGGGGGTGGCGGTGGAGCTGCTTCAGCAGGTGGTGTAGGTGGTGTAGGTGGTAATGCTGCTGGGGCTTCTTCAGCAGTTTCATCTTGCGGTGGCGGTGGTGGCGGAGCTTCATTATCTGCCGCAGGAAGTGCTGGAACAAGTGGCTCGGCAGGAACAAATGGTGGTAATGGTGGGAATGATGGCACAGGCTCAGGCGGTGGAACAGGCGCAACAGTAGCCGTAGTTGCTAATGCTGGCACAGTTGGTGGCGGTGGTGGCGGTGGGGTTAATGCAACAGCACCTTATGGCAATGGCGCTAATGGTGGTTCAGCTCAAGCAACTTGGACTGCAACAGCAGGTGGCACAGCAGGCGCTGGCGGTGGTGGCGGTGCTACAAACGTAATTTCATCTGCTGGCGGTGCTGGTGGCACTTATGGTGGTGGTGCGGGCGGTTCAGGTTCTTCAACATCATTAGCAGCTTCAGGCGGTCAAGGCATTGTTGTATTTACTTACAACACAGCATCAGTTAATAGCGGATTCTTTTTCTTAATGGGGGCATAAATGCTTGGATTTAGTCCATTTGCAGCACTTCCATTTTCAGCAATCAAGCAATACATATCTAATGTCACGCCTGTCGTATGGGGCAGAACTGGTGGCTTAGGCAAAAAGAAAAAAGAACATGTAAGGCAATCAGCTAGGGCAGAGCTAAAAGAATATCTAGCCACAGTATTTGATGAACCAGTAGCAGCAGATTTAAAAGAGGAAGTAGCAGAATACGTTAAGCCATCGCAAGGCTTCTCAATCGATTCTATTGACTACGGCAAACTAGCTAAGAACGTAGAGTTAGTACAAAGCATTATCGCTAAATTTCAAGAGATACAACAAGAGCAGGAGGATGAAGCATTACTACTAATGCTCATGTAACTATGGCAATTAACGACATTACAGGCGATGTAATAGCTACTCGCACAATCACAAAAGAGTTTCAAGAAGGTCACGAAAGAATCTTTGGTAAGAAAGAAAAATCAGGCACTAAGCGTTGGATACAAGACCCTGTTACTTTTAAGCTAATCCCTGCTGAAGAATACTATCAGCCTACAGAAAATGCAGGGCCATACATACAAGACGATGTAAAGCCTTATCAGTCAATGATTGATGGACGCATGATTGAAGGCAAGCGTGACCATCGTGAACACTTGAAGCGTAATAACTGTATTGAGGCTGGTGACATGCCTATAAAGAATCCTGATCGACCTAAGGATAATAGTTTGAAAGAGCGTTTAATTTACGAAGTAATGGAACGTCATCGTGGTCAATGGAAATAACTTAACAAGGGGAATCAAATGGCAATTTTAAAGAACTTAATGGGAACAGGTGTTCCTGGTGGCACAGCAATTGCAATCTGCGGTAAAGCATCTTCAGGGTTAGTAGCAACAGGCGCAACTCAAGGCGCACAGCCTATTGAAAATGAAATTGTAGCTTATGCAACAGGTACATCATTATACGGGCCTACATTGCCAGCAGGTAGCGCAGGTGACACTTATGTTATTGGCAACAATACTGCCAACACTATGAACGTATGGCCTCCTGTAGGTGGTGTTATTCAAGCAGGTGCAGTAGACGCAGCAGATACAATCTTAACAGCACGTTCAGCAATTTATGTATGTCTTGGTGGTTTGAATTACATTCACACACAAGGTGCAGCAGCTTAATTAACTAAAGGAAAGCAAAATGGAAAACCTGACTACTCAGGATGAGCCAATTAGCCTTCGAGATACAATCGAAAATGCTATTGAATCAACAGAGCCAGAAGTAACAGAAACGACCTCACAGGAAGTCACAGAAAGCGTTAAAACAGAGAAGCCTAGAGATGAGCATGGAAAGTTTGCTAAAAGCTCTCAAAACGCTTCAGATGACGTTACAAAGGCATTTGATGATAATAATGAGCAAGAAGTAGCAGTAAAACCTCGTCCTAGTTCATGGAAAAAGGATTATGAAGAGCATTGGGGCAAATTAGACCCTACGTTGCAAGATTATATTCAGCAGCGTGAAGCGGATTATGCTAAAGGTGTATCAACTTACAAAAACCAATGGGATATGGCAGCTCCAATTGTTGAGGCTATGCGTCCTTTTCAAGAAATACTGCAACAAAACAATGTAAACCCAGCGCAATGGATTTCTAATTTAGGAAATGCTCATGCAAAGCTGGTTTATGGTACGCCAGAGCAAAAATTAAACACTTTTGCACAATTAGCAAATGAATATGGTGTTAATTTAGGTCAATTGACAGGTCAGCAAGGTTATGACCCTCAATTTTCAAATTTAGCGCAAGAACTGAATCAAATTAAGAATCAATGGTCAAGTTTTCAATCTCAACAAGAGATGATGGAACAGACTCAATTGCAAAGTGAGATAGCGTCATTTAAGGATGACAAGCCTTACTTTGAAGAAGTGCGTGAAACTATGGCTGGACTACTCCAAAATGGCATGGCTAACGACCTTCAATCAGCTTATGACAAAGCTATCCGATTAAACGATGACGTATTTCAGAAAGTAAACGCTGGACAAGCGCATAAATCTGAAGCGGCTCAACGAGAAAAGGTAGCCGCAGCAAAAGCAAAGGTACTTTCACCCAAGTCTACAACGCCTACAGCGTCTACAGGTAATGGTGGTAAGTCCGCAAGTTCTGCTAGAGAAGCTATCATGGCTGCCATGGAAGCTCATTCTAGCGGTTTAATCTGACAATAAATAAGGAGTGACATTATGGCTTTTGCCAATTCAACCGTGTCAGACATTATTGCAACTACCATTCAATCACGTAGTGGCAAATTGGCTGACAACGTAACATTAAACAATGCGGTTCTAGACCGTTTACGCAAACGTGGTAACGTACGCTCATTCTCAGGCGGTAACGTGATTCTTGAAGAAATCATGTACAACGATACTACAACTAACAACACTAACTCATACAGCGGTTACGAAACTCTGAACATTGCGCCTAACAGCCCAATCTCAGCAGCTCAATTCTCTATCGCTCAATACGCTAGTGCTGTAACAATCTCTGGCCTAGAAATGTTGCAAAACAGTTCTAAAGAAGCAATCATCGACCTTTTAGAAGGCCGTGTACAAGTTGCTGAAGGTCAATTGCTTAACCGTATCCAAACAGACATTTATGGTAACGGTACAGGTAACGGTGGTAAGAACTTGACAGGCTTGGCTGCTGCTGTAGCTGATAGCCCATCAACAGGCACTTATGGTGGCATTAACCGTGCTACATGGTCTTTCTGGCGTAACCAAGCGTTCTCAGGCGTAACCAACGGTGGTGCTGCTGTATCTGCTGCTAACATTCAAGCATACATGACACAATTGGCAATTCAATTGGTTCGTGGTAACGACAAAGCTGATTTGATTGTTGCTGATAACAACTACTACTCACTATATGTAAACTCATTGCAAGCTATCCAACGTGTAACTTCTGTAGAAGAAGGCGCTGCTGGTTTTGCTTCATTGAAGTTCTATGGTGGCGGTACATCTGCTGACGTAGTTTTAGGTGGTGGTATTGGTGGTCAAGCTACTGCTAACCATATGTGGTTCTTGAATACGAACTACATTTACTTCCGTCCACACGCAGATCGTAACTTTGCTCCTATCGGTGGCGAACGTCAATCTGTAAACCAAGACGCTGTAGTGAAATTGATTGGCTGGGCTGGTAACATGACAAGCTCTGGCCCACAATTCTCTGGCGTTCTAACTGCTTAAGGAGATACATAATGGCATACTCAGTAACCCCTTTAGCGGGTATTGATTTAGTAAACACAATCACAGCATCAGCAATTACATCTGGTCAGCAAGCTGTCAACCAACTACTTGGCGTTCAAGTATGGGGTTCAGATGGCTTACGTTATGTATTTGCTAAAGCTAATGCAACAATCACAGCATCAACAACAGTTTGTGACATCAACACTACTACTTTCTTGGTAGCAGCTACAGGTGGCTCTTACAAATCTCCAGCTTATGACATGGTATCTGGTGACTATGGCTGGTTCAGCAAGGCTTCAGTTTAATAACTGATTGATTCTCATCCCTTCGGGGATGGGTTTCTAGGTAGTTTTCATTCCGAGAGCTACCTACAAACCCCAAACCACTTTGGAGCAATCTTATGTCAGATGTAAACAACCCAGACTCACGTCTAAATGTAAAGTTTTACCAACGAGCAATTGAAAATCAATTTAAAAGTGCTTTAGAAGGCCGTCCTATTATGGAGATGCGTGACTTCATTATTATTGAAGTGCCAGGCGATAACCTAACAGTCATTGATACTTTTGCAGTAGATGAACACAAAAAACGCTTTCCTGTTCAATGGGCAAGATACCAGAACGAGAAGACAGATGGCGATGTAGAAGGCACATTATTACACGATTGGCCTGTATTAAACGCTGCCGTAGCTGCTGAACTTAAACACTTTAGGTTCTACACAGTAGAGCAAATTGCTGAAGCCTCAGACGCACAATTAAACACACTAGGCATGGCAGCAGGTATGTCGCCTTTATCATTACGTGACAAGGCAAAGGCTTTCTTATCTAGTGCTAAAGGTTCTGCATTAGTACAACAGCAAGCAGATGAGCTACGCAAGCGTGATGATGAGTTATTGGCTATGAAAGCGCAATTAGCTGAATTAATGAAAACAATGAATCAACCTAAAGCTACGCCTAAGAAGGCTAAGTCTGAGGAAACTATTGAGGAATAAAAATGGCAATGACTCTCTTGCAATTAGTGCAACAAGCTTCAGGCGAAATGGGCCTAGCTGTGCCTCAACAAGTAGCAGGTAATACAGCCGCTGACGTAATTCAATTAAACTATTTGATTAACGCTGTAGGAAACGAACTTGCAAGAGAATATCCATGGGAAGCACTTAACGTAGAATATGATTGGTATTCACAATATACACAGTCTAATGGCGCTATCGTTGCGGGAACTTCAGTCATTACAGGCGTAAGCCCAGCAACAGTATCTTTTCTAAACGCTAATGGCGCATCCAACTTTCAAGTGCAAGGTTTAGGTGTTATTCAAAGCACACAAGTAGTATCGGCAATTGGAACTACAGTTACCATTAATAGCGCAGCAACAGGTGACGGCAACGGTCAATATACTTTTGGCCAGGTAATGTACACATTGCCAACAGGCTTTGACAGAATTACAGATAGAACGCAATACGATAAATCTAAGCGTTGGGAAATGCTTGGCCCTGAAACCCCTCAACAATGGCAATGGCTAAAGTCTAGTTATATTTCAACTGGCCCACGTATCCGTTGGCGCATTATGGGTCAAAAGTTTCAGATTTGGCCTTTAACATCTACAAATGAATATTTAAGTTTTGAGTATATCTCAACAAATTGGGCTACATCTGCAACAGGCGCAACTCAATCTTCTCTTATTCAAGATACTGATACAAACATCTTTCCTGATCGATTAATGGTTTTAGGATTAAAAAAGAAATACTTTGAAATTAAAGGTTTTGATACATCATCCTTTCAACGTGATTATGATATGCAACTTAATATTGCCAAGGCTAATGACCAAGGCTCTGCTACACTATCACTTGCACCAAGAGTAGCCAACGTATTAATTGGTTGGGAAAATATACCTGACGCTAACTACGGAGCATAATAATGGCAATTGCTAAAAGAGCTGTTTCACAGCCAGTATCATTGCCAGCACCTGTAGGTGGTTGGAACGCTAGAGATTCACTAGCCGCCATGAGTCCTTTGGATGCTCCTATTTTAACTAATTGGTATCCTGCTACAACAGAATGTCAGCTTAGATATGGCTATTCTAAACATGCAACAGGAATTACAGGCCAAGTAGACACTTTAATGGCCTATTCAGGTTCTTCTACTGATAAGTTATTTGCAATTGCTGGAGGTAGCGTATATGACGTTACAACAGCAGGTGCAGTAGGCGCAGCCGTAGTAACAGGCTTGTCTAACTCACGATGGCAATATTTAAACATTGCTACTGCTGGTGGCAACTTCTTATCAATGGCCAACGGTGTAGATGCTCCTAGGGTATATAACGGTACAACATGGTCTAGCGCTTCAATTTCAGGCGTTACTTCTACTAAACTAAACAACCCTATACTTTATGCTGAACGTCAATTTTTTATTGAAAAAAATACATTAAAAGTATGGTATTTGCCTGTAGATTCTATTGGCGGAGTAGCAGGTGCAGTAGACATATCATCATTAACAACTAGAGGTGGCTACATTGTATCTCACGGCACTTGGACTATTGACGCAGGTCAAGGCGTAAACGACCATTATGTAATTATGACCAACAAAGGTCAAGTTGTTGTATATCAAGGTACAGACCCATCAGACCCTGCTGCTTTTGCTATGGTTGGCGTATGGGATATTGGCGCTCCTGTGGGTGCTAAAGCTTTATACAAGTACGCTGGAGATATGCTTATTATTTCTCAAGATGGCGTAGTCCCTTTATCGGGCGCTTTGCAATCATCACGTGTTCAACCAAGAGTTGCTATTACAGATAAAATTCAATTTGCTATTAGTTCTGCCGTAACAGATTATGCTAATAACTACGGATGGCAATTAATGTATGTGCCAACTATTAACCAATTATGGCTTAATGTACCTGTTCAAGAAGGGCAAGATCAGCAACAATTTGTAATGAATACCATTACAGGTGCTTGGTGTAATTACACAGGTTGGAACGCTAACTGCATGGAAATGTTTAACGATGAGCCTTACTTCGGTGGTAATGGCTATGTAGCTCACGCATGGAATACCCAATCGGATGCAGGAAATAACATTACAGCATTTGGTTTGCAAGCTTTTAATAGCTTTAACAATGCTGGCGCATTAAAACGCTTTACTATGTCAAGGCCAATTATTCGGACTAATGGCAACCCTGCTATTGGCGCTGGTATTAGCATTGATTTTAATACGACAGATACAACATCTTCGCTCAATTACGTCCCTGTAAATTATGGGGTATGGGATGCAAGCACTTGGGATTCTAGCGCATGGGGTGGCACTTTGCAAGTATTGCAAAATTGGCAAGGTCTAAATGGTGTTGGCTATTATGGTGCGCCTACGGTTAAAGTAGTAAGTAATAAACTTGAAGTTCGTTGGGTATCAACTGACATTGTTATTGAAGGTGGCGCAATCCTATGATTGTTCAAGGCGAACACGTTGCTCGCTGGGTTATGGAAAAAATTGGTGCTTTTACTGAAGGCATGACTGCTCTTGGATGGGAGGTAGATGGTGTTGTTGTTGCTGGCACAGCGTTTGAAAATTACAACGGTAATAATATGTTTGGTCATCAACGCATTGATTCACCGCCTACGAGAGAGTATTGGTTTGCAATAGCTAATTATATTTTTAATCAATGTAAGGTTAAACGCTTTACCGCTACCGTTGAAGCTGATAACTATAAAGCAATAAAGCTTAATCATAAGATTGGGTTTGTAATAGAAACAACTTTAAAAGATGCAGGTCGTAATGGCGATTTGCTTATTATGACTTTGTGGCCTGAAAACTGCAAAATGCTTAACTGGAGTAGATAAATGTTCAATAGTAAATTTAGTTATGGTGTGTTAAAACATCCTGGTTACAACGGCAAATCAGACGCACCACCACCTCCTGATTATGCGGCTGCTGCTCAACAAACGGCTGCTGGCAATTTAGAAACTGCTAAATACACAACCGAGGCTAATCGTGTAAATCAAATTACTCCATACGGCAATTTGACCTATAACAAACTGCCTTCGTTTAATCAAGCAGGTTATGACACAGCAATGAATAAATACAATGCTGACCTTGCTGATTATAACCAAGCGCTTAAAACTTATAATACTACGCCTACTAATGCCTATGGAAGCCTTTCTAATTTAACTAATCCTGTCAAAGGCCCTGCTCCTACTGCTCCTATTGCACCTACTAAAGATACATTTAACACGGCTGACAGATGGGAAGCGGTACAAACATTAACGCCTGCTCAACAAGACATTCTTAACAAAAATAATGCTTTAAATTCAGGCCTTTTAGGTACAGCTCAAACAGGTTTAAATTACGCCAATCAAGTATTAAGCCAACCAGGTGTAAACATGTCTGGATTGCCATCTATTGCAAGCAATGTTGGCACAGGATTGCCATCAATGACATCTAACGTGCCAGGCGGTCAGTATGCTACAAGCTATGGCGTACAAAATGCTACAGGCAATGTAAACAATCCAACATTACAAACATCTACAGGAGCTAATCAGCAAGCAATAGGCACATTAAACAATCCTGCTTTGCAAACTAGCTCTGGCGCAAATTATAATGCTGAAAATAATTTAATTAACAATGCAAATCAAATGGTAACTAATGCTAACGCAGGTCAGCAAGCTAGTGGCAATGTTAGCAACCCTAATGTACAAACTTCATTAAATACATCTGGCATGCCAGCAATAAAATCTAATGTTGACCAATACGGTCAAATTCAAAATAGCATTAATACATCAGGCTTGCCTTCTTACGGCATTAATCCAGGCGAAACATACGCTGATGCTATTATGCGTAGACTTCAGCCTGATTTGGAACGTCAACGTGCTTCTGAAGAAACTCGTTTAGCTAATCAAGGTATTGGTCTAGGTTCTAATGCTTATGCAACGGCTAAAGATATTTTAGGTAGACAACAAAACGATGCGATGACAAGCGCTATTGTTCAAGGCATGCAAACAGGATTGCAAGCTAATCAACAACAATTTGGTCAAAATGCAGCGCAACAAGCAGCATCTAATGCAGCTCAAGCTCAAGGCTTTGGTCAAAATGCAGCACAAACTCAAGCACAAAACGCTGCTAATGCTCAAGCTTATCAACAAGCTCTTTCTAGCGGTCAATTTGGCAATCAAGCGGCAGGTCAGCAATTTGGTCAAAACTTGTCAGCTCAACAACTGCAAAATCAAGCAGCAGCACAAAATAATGCTACTAATTTAGCTAATGTTAATAGACATTCTAATTTATATTATAGATTTCAAGAATTAATACCTTGTTTTTGGACTTGGCGAGGAAATTATCAAGGT